CGTGACCGGCCTCTTCGACTTCCCCAAGGCGGCAGGCGCGGGCACGGCCATCGCGGTCGGAACCCGCGTCTACTGGGACGTGGCCGAGAAGGTTGCCAAGGCCGACAGCGAGACGGGCGCAAACAAGGAAATCGGCAAGACCGTGAAGGCGGCGTCCGACGACGACACCCTCGTGCGGGTGCGCCTGACTCAATAACGGAGACCGACCGTGGGCGACCTCCTCCAACAAGGCTCGCAGTGGCTGGAACAGCATCGCACCGCGCACTGTTCCAGCCCGGTCGAGTACCGCAGGCCGCCGGACGCCAAGAACGTCCATGCGACCTACGGCAGGACCGTGTTCGAGGTCGCCGACGAGTCGGGCCTGACGATCAACGGCCAGGTGTGGGACTTCCTGATCCTGGCAGAAGAACTCGGGTTCGATCCCGAACCGGGCGACGTGATCGCGGCCAACGGGCGGCGCTACGAAGTCATGAATCTGAGCGGCGAAGCCTGTTGGCGCTGGAGCGATCCCTACCGCCAGACCTACCGCATCCACACCAAGGACGTGGGAGTAGAACCGTGAGCGAAGTGACGATCAGCGGCGAGTTCCGCGCGGCGTGCGAGCGCGAGTTCGCGGAGATCCGCGTCAAGCTCGACCGGCTGGACGAGGCCATCCGGGGCAACGGCAAGCCCGGCATCGCACTGCGCCTCGACCGGCTGGAACAGGATGCGCGGCGCTATTCGCGGCTGGTCTGGCTGATCGTCGGCTCGGCGGCCACGGCGTTCGCGTCGGTGCTGGTGGCCTGGGCCACCGGCTGAAGGAGGCAATCGTATGAACAATGTGATCATGAGAAGGGTCGAGGTTGCGGCCGACTACCAGCCGCTTGCGGATCGCAAGCTGGTGGCGTCGGTGACGCTTTCCTGTCTGCCGACCAACGGCGCGACGGTTTTCTTCCGGGGCGATGACGGATCGGACGTGCCGTGGGTGGCGGGCGAGTGGCACGACTTCTGGAGCGTGAATCTCAATGAAATCGTCATCAAGGGCACACCCGGCGATGTGGTGACGGTCATCGGAGGGACTTGGTAATGCCTTACGGAGCAACCATCTTCTCCACGGTGAACGCCGACCTCGTCCAGGCCGACGTGGACGCCGTCATCCAGGGACTGACCGGCTCCGGCGGCAAGACGCTCACGGACGTCCAGGATCGGCTGGGCTACATGGCCGACTGCATGTCGGGCTCGACGTGGAGCCTGCTGGACGATCTGCGCTACACGACGTGGAATGTCCGCGACTACCTCTCCGGCATGATGTGGGGTCCGGTCACGGACGCGGCCTCCAGCCTCTACACGATCCGCGATTGCCTGACGAACTACTGGTTCCCCGGCCCGATCACGGACATGGCGTACTCGCTCATGAGCATCCGTGACTACATGTCCGGGATGTCGTGGGGCCCGTTGACCGATCTCCGCGATGCGACCTGGCAGATGCGGGACTACGTGTCCGGTCTGAGTTGGGGGCCGATCACAGACGCGGCGTCCAGCCTGTACACGATCCGCGACTGTCTGACCGGCATGTATCCCGGCCCGATCACGAATATCGATTACACGCTGTGGAACATCCGGGACTACTTGTCCGGGATGAACTGGGGTCCGATCACCGAAATCCGCGACGCGTCGTGGGGCAGCTACTACTGCCTCTCGGGGATGAACTGGGGTCCGTTAACGGAAATCCGCGACTACCTGTCCGGGATGTGGTGGGGCCCGCTTACAGAGATGCGCGAGACAATCTGGAATATCAGGGACTACCTATCCGGCATGTATTCGGGACCGGTCACCGACGTGCGCGATTACCTGTCGGGCATGTACATGGGACCGCTGACGGACATCCGGGACACAAGCTGGAACATGCGGGATTACCTGTCCGGCATGAACTGGGGCCCCCTGACCGACATCCGCGACGTGAACTGGAGCATCCAGGCGTATCTCGCGGGATGGAACTGGGGTCCGCTCACGGACATTCAGAACCAGACCTTCAACACCGCGAACCACCTCTTTAACTGGATGTACGGCCAGTCGGCGGCCGATCTGCTCGGCACGATCCGCTCGGAGTTGGAACAAATTCGGGCCAAGACCGACCAGTTGAGTTTCGACGGCAGCAGCCGTTTGCAGGTGACCACAACGTAACAAGGAAAGGATGCGGACATGAACGGTAAGAACGAGTCGAAGATCGTGACGGTGGACGACGGAAACGGGCCTGTGAAGGCGGTGAAAGACGCCGCCGGGCGGCTCTTGTCGAAGGAGCATGTGAAGGCTCTGCGCGACAAGCAGCAGGCCGAGATCGATCAAGTCACTCAGGTGCGGGACAAACTCGAGGCCAACGACGCCGGGGCCAAGGCCGATGTGGTCGCCCAGTTCAAGGACCGGCTGGCGGTGCAGTTGACCATGCTGGACCGGCAGAAGGCCCAGATGCAGGAGACGCTGGCCAAGCTGGACGCCGGTGATGCCAAGACCGTCGCCTCGGTGATCGGCCAGATGCTTCAGCAGCTCACACATCGCGCCGACAACATCACGCAGGCCCGCAATGCTTCCGATGCGTTGCTGGCGGAACTGGACTGAGCAATGGCGCTGATCCTCGACATCGCGGACGCCGTCGCTGCCGAACTCAACGCCGCCCCGGCGGGGTCGTTCGACCCGGCATTCACCGCCGTGCGGCGGGTGTTGCCGGAGTTCGAACTCTCCGACCTGGCGGAGCTGAAGGTGACGGTGGTGCCCAAGGCGGTCGAGATCAGCGGGTCCACGCGGTCGGTCGGACAGTTCGACTGCCGGATCGACATCGGCGTGCAGAAAAAGCTGGGCAAGGACCTGGACACCGAAGTGGCCACGCTCTGCGGTCTGATGGACGCCATCGCGGGTTTCCTGCGGCGGCGTCCGCTGGCCGCCGCGCCGCACGCGGCGTGGGTGCGGACGCAGAACGACCCAGTCTACGCCCCGGAACATCTGGCCGAGCAGCGGACCTTCACCAGTGTGTTGACCGTGACCTACAGGAGCGTCGGATGAACATCGGCTTCGAGATCAAGCAGATCTTCTTCGACCGCCAGGCGGTGATCTCGCGGGTGGACCCCGCAACGCGGAGGGTACTCTCGAAGTTCGGCGCGTTCGTCCGGCGCACGGCCAAGGGCAGCATCCGGAATCGCCGGAATGCCGCGCCTCCCGGATCGCCGCCGAGCTCGCACACGGGGCTGCTGAAGAAGTTCATCTTCTTCGGCTACGACCCGGACCAGCGCAGCGTGGTGATCGGACCGACGCGCCTCGACCGGCGCGGGCGTGGCGAAGCGCCCTCGCTCCTGGAGTACGGCGGGCAGACAACGCTCGTGCGGCGGGGCAAGCGCGAGCGGGCGGCGTACAAGGCGAGGCCCTACATGGGACCCGCGTTCGAGCAGGAACAACCGAAGCTCCCCGCGATGTGGCGGGACAGCGTCAGATAAGGAGAACGAGACATGGCAACCGAATTCGCATTGGGCATGAATGCCAAGCTGTACTACGGCGCGGCGGGGAGTTCCGCAGCCACCGAGATGGGCAACGTCAAGGATGTGACGCTCACTCTCGAGGCGGGCGAGGCGGACGTCACCACCCGCGCCAACTCGGGCTGGCGGGCGACCGCGCCGACGCTGCGCGAATGCACCGTCGAGTTCGAGATGGTGTGGGACCCGACCGACGCCGGATTCACGGCGATCAAAAACGCCTTCCTCTCGGCAGGGCTGATCGCGCTGAAGGTCCTGGACCAGGCGGCAGGCCAGGGACCGGACGGCGATTTCGCCATCACCTCCTTCAGCCGCAACGAAGCGCTCGAGGAAGCCATCACCGTCAGCGTCACGGCCAAGCTGTCGGTGTTCCGTAGCTGGGTCGCAGGGAGCTGATCATCATGAAGACATTCACGGATGCCGCCGGACGGACATGGACGCTCGCGTTGACCCTCGGCACGGCCATGAAGGTCAAGGCCAAGCTCGACATCGATCTGCTCCAGCCCGAAGCGGGCGATCCGCCCCTGCTGACGCGGCTCGGGACGGACGAGATGCTCCTGGGCGAAGTGCTCTGCGCCATGCTCGAAGGGCAGTTCGAGGCGCACCAGGTCACGGACGATGACGTGCGCTCCAGCTTCGACGGTCAGACGCTGCTCGCGGCCCAGAAGGCCTTCTACGAGGAGCTGATCGCTTTTTTCCGGTCGCGCGGCCGCAACGACCGGGCCAAGGCGGTCGCCAAGCAGATGGCCTTGATCGAGGCGGCCGTGGCGGCGGTGGAGACGCGGATCGACGCGCTCGACATCGACGCGACGATCCGGGGCGCGATGAACCCTGGGGAGACATCTGGCGCATCGCCGGAAGCGTCGGCATCGATCCCCGGCCCCTGACGCTGCGTGAGCTGTTGTGGATGGCCGAGGGATTGGGACGCGAGCGGTGGGCGCACACGTCGCTGCTCTGCGCGCTGGTCGCCAACGCCAACCGGGACCCGAAGCGGACGCGGCCGTTCAAGCCGTCGGACTTCGATCCGTATGCCCGCCAGGACCGGCGGGAGCAGGTGATGGTGGACGAGGAATCGCTGGTAATGCTGAAAGAGGCCTTCACGGGCCGGAAAGGATGAAGAGATGAACTGGACTGCGTTTCTGCAAGTGGCGTGGGATGTGGTGAACAGCCCCGCCGTGATCGCGCTGATGGCGGGCGGCCTGCTCTGGC